ATGCCCAAACATTGAACAGCCTAAGCGTTCAGGTGCTTTATTATAAAGGCTTGTTCGCAAGCGCAACCGACATCATAAGCCTTCTCTACCAAGGTTGCAGAATAAACAAGCTGACGGTTGAGTGCAGCCTTGAAGAGGTTGTTAAGGCAACTATTGAACTTGTTGGAAAGGACATAGCCGTTGGAACAGGCAAAATAGCTGGGGCGACTTACGGCGACTATGCAGGTGCAATTCCATGCAATGAAAGTTATGTGCAGCGCGGAGCAGGAGATGGTTCAGGCTTAACGGCGCTGGAGAGAGTGACGGACTGGAAGTTCACGGTGGAAAACAACTTGAAACCCGTGCCAGTTATTCGCTCAACCGATGGCTATCTGCTCAAGTACTTGCCAGTTAGACACCGCAACTTAACAGGCGAGTTAATTTTCGAGTTTGAAAGCAAACAAGAACACGATGACGTGATCAACGACAGCGAGTTCAGCCTAAAACTCGGCTTAGGCGGCACAAACAGCGCATTATTCAAGTATTGCAAATGGGAAAACGTTGCCACGCCAACACGCATAGAAGATCTTGTCAGTTTGAAGGCTTCGTTTGTTGCACGGGATGTCAGCATAAGCTGAACGGAGGCTTTGCAATGCGAAAGGAAGTTTTAGTTTTGGATGAAAGTTTCGGTAAAGAGTATGCGGGGCGTTACGTTTTCCAAGAAATTACTTGGGCGAAACGTTCAAGGATTATTCAGAAATACACCAGGTATAATACGGTGTCTGGGCACGTTGTCAGCAGCGACTTCATAGCCATTCAAGCGGAAACAATTTGGGCTTCTCTCAAAGAACAGCCTGTCCACAAGCCTGTATCGCTTGAAAAGTTGCTCAGCGAAGACGACGGCTTACCAATAGCCCTAGGTGAGCTTTTCAGCGAAATCGCTAACAAACTGAACAATGTCAGCCTCGAAGAATCTGCTTTTTTATCCGAGCCATCCGAAGACAAAAACCAAACCCGTTCCTCACAGACTTCCGCCTCTGCAAAGAATTCCGCTGGACACCAAACCAGCTTGCAAGGCAACCAGCCAAAACCATCCAAAGATTCATCATAATCCTTAATGAGATGGACCGACAAGCGGAGGAAGAACGCGAAAAAGCGGAAAGGGAGGCGAAACGGCGTGGCTGTTGAAGTTAACGTTGCTGTGGATGGCGTTGAAGAGTTTAAAGCCGCAATGCAAAGGTTTGATTCGGCTATGCAAAGTCACGTGCAAAGGCAGTTGGCAAGCTGGACTGAAGCCGTTAAAGTCTCTGCTAAACAGCTTGTCCCAGTAAGAACTGGCCATTTGAGGGAGTCGATTTATGCAAAAATCAGCGAATGGGTGGCTGAAATCGGTTCGGAAGCGGTTTACGCGTTGTTTGTGGAGTTTGGCACGAGACACATGAGGGCTAGGCCTTACTTTTTTCCGGCAGTTCAGGAGCATCTTCCAAGGCTTGAGCAGATCATTTGTGAGGCTATTGATGCGGCGAAAGCGGAGGCTGGTTTGCCATGAGTTTTAGGGAAATAGCCATAACTATCCGAGCCGTTAACCGTGCAAGCAGCGAGTTTGCGAAGGTTCAGTCTGACGCTGAAGGCTTATCTGTGCGGATAAAATCTTTAGGCGCAGCAATTGCTGGCTTAGGTGCGACTGGCACCGCGATTGGATACATAGCACATCAGTTTGGCTTACTTAATGATGAGCAGGCTCGGGTTTTCAATTCTGCCATGATGGTCGTCACGATGATGGGCATGTTTATGCGGACAAGCTGGGGCGTCGCCGTAGCCCAAAAAGTCTACGCTGCAGCTTGCTGGATTGCCACAGCTGCTCAAAACGCTTTAAACGTCAGCTACGCAACTTTTCTGGCTTTGACAGGCGTCGGCATCGCAGTTATCGTTGCGGCTGCAGCTGCCATGTGGTATTTTGCTTCGCAAATGAATGCTGCGACTGTAAGCGTTCAAAGTTTCAATGAGGTTGCTGCTGAAATGCCTACGCAGGCTCGCAGTGTTCGCCGGGCTGGAGAAGAGGAGCTGTATAGGCGAGGGGTTGAATAATTCATGAGCGTTGAAATCCCTAAAGTTACTGTTGGTTTTGGCTCCGTGGCTCCGCCTCAAGGCGACGTTATAGACTTGCGTGTGCATTTAGGCTGCACTACTGAAGTGGGCAGTTTTGAAGTTTTGCTTCAGAACTGGGATAAGAAGTACAGCCCAGGCGGGGCTTACCCCATAAACGTTGGCATGGATGGGCACATAGACATTGGCAGAGGCTCAAACGTTCCGCAAATCATCACATGCCGTGTTGAGTCCGTCAAATGTGAGTCTACGCCAACTGAAAACTACATTCGCGTAAGCGGCAGATGCTGGGGAGAGCGCCTCTTCCGCAGAGTTGTAACAAAAACCTACGAAAACAAGAAGGGCGAAGAAATAGTGAAGGATTTGCTTGACAATTTTGCTGGTTTAAGCCACACGCGAGATTCTACGGAACTTGTGGAAGACACTGATACGACCTACACAAAATTGGAGTATGATAACACGCCTGTCTTCGACATCCTCAAAAACATCGCTGAAAGCGCAGACAAATCTGGCGTCATAGGTTTTGATTTTCGTGTCGCTCCAGACGCCAAGTTCGAGTTTTTCCCAATAAACAGCAAAACTTCGCCTGTAAGCCTCAACGAAAAAATCGAGTTTAGCGAATACCGCAAAGACATTCACAGAATAAGAAACAAAATCACAGTCTACGGAGTTGCTGACAAAAGCACACCTTTAGACAAGGACGCTTGGACTGAAAGCCTAACGCCTGCGGACGGCTCTTGGAGCGTGGAGCAAGCTGAAAACACCATAAGCCTTGACGGAACAAGCAAAGTCAAAGGTTCTTACAGCATAAAAACCGTGACTGGAACAGCAGAATACGCCATTCCCGTCTTTACCCTAAACTCTGGCAAAGAAGTTAACGCAGAGTTCTATCCACAACTGAGTTTCTATTTGGCTTTGGCTCAATATTGCATGGATATTCGCGTGCAATTAGTTGATACAAGCGGCAAAATTGCTGAGAAATACTTGACTAATGTTAATGATGAGAAATGGCATAAAATCGACTTGAAAGTCGGTTCTGTAAATGCTTTAGAATGGGTTGCTGATTCCGGATTTGTTTGGGCTCAGATTAAGAAAATCAGGTTTTTAGGGTTCTATTCTGGCGGAACACAAGAAACCCGTGCCATGTGGGTTGATGCCTTATTCTTTGGTGGGCGTAGGTACAGCAGCACGCAAGAGGACAGCGGAAGCCAATCTGCCTATGGCTTGAGAGAGCTTGTAGAAGTTGACGAGGAACTTTACAGTGACAACGAATGCACATTGCGGGCTAAGGCAACTCTTAACCATCTCAAAAACCCGGCAGAATATCTCACAATGAGGAGCACGGTCATAGATTATGGTGATACTCCTCTTTTGGCTGGCGACAAAATTCACGTAACATTGCCAAACGAAAACGTTGACGCCGACTTCCGCATTTTAACCATTGAATATCACGTGGACGCCAAAACGCAGACGTTAGAAATCACTTTGGAGCTTGGACGTGAACAGCCGCTCTTGGCTGATTACCTGTACGCTTTACGCAGCAAAACCGACCATCTGAGCAGGCATAAAATAGCGAGATGATTTGATGAGCATCCCTTATGGAAGGTATGAAGAATCTTTTAAGGCGATTCACAGTGCCTTGTCTGACCTCATGGCGCCGCCTTCAGGCAAGAGGTTAACAAAAGTTGAATTCATCTGGAACCCGGGCGGCACTTTGGCTGCTTTACGGGCTTATGAAAATGCGACGCTTCTTTTCACGCTTAGCTTCGTTTGGAATGTTGATGGCACTTTGAAGGAGGTCAGCCGGGCAGATGCCTGACAAGGCTTTAGTCATTAGGGATGATAAAAGCAAGTTTAAGGATGTAGGCGATGTTTTAGCCGTTGCACGGGCTGAAGGTAAGAAGCTTTTTAAAACGCATGAGAATGTTGTTGTGGTTCGGGTGTTTTTTGACGTTGAGGTTGGCTGGATAGCGGTTGTTCGCTTTCCTTCAGCAATTGCTGGGTGTTCAAATCTTGCTGGCGTAAGCGGAGGAGAAAAAAGAATGAAAAATGGAAGTGAAAGAGAAAATAGGTTGGAAGGCTGAATGGCGCGTAGACAAGTTCAAAGACACAGACAACAATGTTGCTGAAGCGTTACAGAAAGGTCTGTCGCTAGAGGAAGCAATCAGTGTGGCTGGCAAGGATTATCTTGGTTCTGAAGTTTTTGAGGGAAACATAGGCTTAAACGAAGGCTTAGGCGAACTGATTGACATTATCTGCGGACTTGGCACGCCGACGAAATGGGACAACACAAACGCAAGGCTAGGCGTTGGCGATTCAAACGCTGCTGAAAGCGCAACTCAAACTGGATTGCAAGCAGCTACAAATAAGGCTTTCAAGGCTATGGATACGGGTTATCCGCAGAGAAGCAATCAGACGGCTGAGTGGCGAAGCACCTTTGGTTCGGCGGATGCGAACTTTTCATGGCAAGAGTTCACGGTTGTCAATGCAGCTGATGACTCTGGCAAAAATTTGAACCGCAAAGTCGCAGACAAAGGCACGAAAGCTTCGGGAGAAACTTGGACTCTAAGCCTTAAAATAACGTTCAGCTAAAAACGGTTCTCGTTGTTTGCTTTGCTTCCCCAGTTTTTGTGTTTACGGAGGTGACGAATAATGACTTATGAAGATTTTACATCTTACACGGAAGTTGACCCTGATGATTACATTCAGAAAACAGCTAACCACATTGACGCAGTGTTGTGGAGAAACAAAAGTTTAACTGCTGTCTACAAAGACTTTGGAGCTGGACATTTCGGCAACTATGAACATTTGATTGACGCAAGATGTGAAGTTGCAAACAATTATGGTGTGGGAATATTTTGGAGCGTAAGCAACAGTAACAGCACAGTTTTCGTTGATGACAGCCTAGGCACGATTGCAGTTGATTTTTATCGCGCTGGAGCAGGCACTTATTGGGTTTATCTTTTGGAGAGATATGGCGGGATTATTTACGGTACTCAGCAGGCGGTTTCAGCAAACACGTATTACTATTTTAGGATTCAGAAGAACGGCACAGCCATGACTGTTAAAATTTACAGCACAGCCGCTTTAAGGGATGCTGGTGGAACACCTGACGTTGGCACTTTAACTTTAACGTTACATTCAGACTACACTCACCAATACTTGTATGCAGCTAGAAACTACGAAAATAAATCTACTGAACCAGAAAGTTCAACAATCGACGTGGACAATTTAAACTTACAAGAAGGCGCAGTGCTGAAAGAAGTCAAGGAGTCCATAAGCCTCGCTGAATCTATTTTACGTGACAAAACGTTAGCAATATCTGATTCTGTTGGAGTTGCCGACGTTCTGTTGGCGAACAAAACTTTCTTGGTTTCCGATTCAGTAACGCTTTCAGAACTAATCGAAGTTATATCTGGCGCCATAATCAAATACGTCGCAGACGCTATCGGCTTGTCTGATACAGTAAAAATTGATAAGAGCCTCATTGTTTCGGACGCTTTAAACCTGCTTGACCAAGTTTTTAGGCATAAACCGCAACTTTCCATAACTGATGTGTTTGCAATAACCGAAGTTGTTGTTACCTCAAAACTGTTTAGCGTAGCAGACCAAATTAGCCTCTCTGACGTAGCTTATGCCTTGAAACAACTTAGAATCTCTGATTCCATAAGCCTCGCAGATGCTGTTTCAACCCCTCAACGGGCAATCCAAATTTCAGAAGCAATTGGATTAACGGATGATGCTTATGTGAATAAACTCTTGATGATTACCGACGAGATAGCGCTTGCGGAAGTTGTTGAGAAAGGCGTTGCGGGAGCAGTTAAAACTCGGATTTTTTTGGTTTTGGGGGATTTGGCTGTTCAACTTTCGGGGTGATTTTGGGTATGGGTAAGGCTGTTAGGCGGGTGGTTGTCGAGGTTCG